CCAAGCCAGTATTTTCTGCATCAGCCCAAGTATCCGTCGCTGGTGTGTAAGTCGCCCACGTAAGAGCTGCTGGAACTTCTGACCAGTTATTGACTAAGAGATCCGAGAGGATTGTGTAAATCTGATCGCCATCGAAATCCTTAGACAAGACGCCCAGAGTTAAAGCCTTCTGGAGCCTTGAGAGGGCTCCTAGAGCCGTAATGGTGACTTCCTGAGTAATTGCTACTGAGCCAGTCTGTGACACTGTCACGGCGACGTCCACAATAGATCCGCCAAAGATTGGCACGTAAGCTCCGGCCGTGTCTTTGACCTGAATTGAGACTGCGTCATTGATTTCGGCCGTGATAGCACTTAGATCAAGATTGATGAGATTAATTGTGCAATAGCCGGCTTGAGCCTGTTCGTAGATATTAGATCGCCCTGAAGAAATTGAAAGGTTGGCTAGAACAACGTCAGTGTATTCAACGCCTGCAATCAAGACTTTCCAGACTGGAGCCCACTGCGTCATTAGATTGCCTGAAGTGCGCCGGCTCCGCCAGTGCCACGATAGAAGGAATCATTAAGAGTCTTGACAATTGTGCGAGCAGTGCCTTCGGCATCAATGGCTCCATTGACTGTCAGATTGATTCGAGCAGCGTTTTGAGAATCTGTAAAGCCTCCGCCGCCCATAGCAGCTAAACGAGCCGCATTCTGTGAGTCGGTGAAGCCTCCGCCTGCTGCTGCTGCAACCTTGATTGCACCGGCTGCTGCTGATGCAATTCCTCCGCCGCCTCCGCCGCCTCCGCCGCCTCCGCCCGCAGAAGGAACGATGATTGCTGGCACTGATGATCCACCGCCGCGAATTGCACCTGGCGCGCCTGTCGTGGCAAATGATTGTCCGCTAATTTTTGATTCTATAAGACTACGCGTCTCAGAAGCAGACAAGCCCCATTTACTTGGATCAGTGATTACACCTAATAAACCTAAAGTGAATGAAGCAAACTTAACAACTTTATCCAAAGCAGCGATGATTGTATTAAGCCAACCAATCATCTTTCCTAAGCCAGAACTCTGACCTGTATTTGCTTCGCTATTAAACACGCCAAACATTTTAGTTAATGAGGTTGTAAGACCTTTGACTGTTTCTCCAAAACCGAATGCAGCCGTTTCAGTGCTAGTCATTCCGTCTTTGAGTTTTCCTTTACCACTAAATCCTAAGGCGAAAGCATTGAATGCTGGAAGGACATTTTCGTTGATGTAATCAATTAAGGAAGTAATCATTGGCAATAAACCTTGACCAATAGTTTCTTTTGCTTCATCGAAACTGACTTTTAAGATTGCAATTTTGCCTTCATAAGTCTCTGCATTCGCAGCAGCAGCTCCACCGAATAAATCTGTCAATTTTTGCTGAACGTCTGTAAATGACATTGTTTTAAGCTCGGCCGCAGATAGTCCAATTCCTAGCTTGCCTAGAGCTGCCGTATTGCCGTCGTAGGCTTTTCCGATTGCATTGGCAACAGTCTCCAATGGCTTTCCAGTTGCCGTAGCAACATCAAGAGCAACAGTAAGAAGATCTTGCGCCTTGCTAATGTCTCCAGTTGAAATTGCTAGTCGCTGCAACGCTGGACGAAGCTTGTCATCTGCGACACCAGTCGCCAAAGACATCTTGAGAATGGATCCTTCAGTCGCTGCAATTTGTGCATTGGTTGCACCAGTGGCATTTTCTAAAGCAAGAGCCAGTTTATTTTGTGACGCTTCATCTTCAATCGCAGCCTTGACTCCATCGATTCCGATTTTGATTGCATAAGCTCCAGCAGCAGCTCCGGCTGCGGCAAATGCCAGCCCTGCTTTTTTGCCAAAGTCGAGCATTTTTGTTGAGGAGCTATCGACGTCGGTATTGGCTGCATTGAGCGATTTTTTGAGTTGATCTACATCAGCAAGAATCGAGAGCTTGAGTGTGCGCGATTGTCCGGCCATTTACCACTCCCTTAAGATTCTGTCGAAAGCAGTTTCCCACTTCGCAATCAAGTCTGGTTGGATTTCGCGAAGTGTCGGATAAATAAACCAGCCCTTAGATCCGCCCCGAATACCACTGCCTGACCACACTGGGAACTGCTTAAACTTGTTAGATCCAAACTCTGTGCCGCCCCAGAGATCCTTTGTTGTGCCACCGCCAGAGAATCTTTGACTTACGAAGCCAAAAGAGAGCTCGCCAATCTTGGAAGATTTAGACACACGGGAGCCACTGGCAATTCTGTCGGCGGCCTTGCCTCTGGTGATGGCCTTCTGCTGGATTTTGCCTTGAGCAAATTCTGCCAGAGCTGACGATTCTCTTTTAGCTGCATCAGTAGCTTCTGTATCCATCGCCTTGAATGCGGCAGTAATGCGACGAAGGTCTGCCTTGTCATAAGCAATCTCAACGTTGTCGCTCACTTTGTTTCTCCAGTATCTCGAAAGCCGTATAGATTTGCTCCGCCGTCGTCCATTCGCTCATCGGTATTCCTGTGGCTATTGCTAACTCCACAAGTATTCGATTTACGCTTCCGGCGGCGTAACTTTTGGGAGAACGTCACCGACTGTCACGTCGGCCACTGTTTCACACCAGACTTCATAGCCCTTGATTGGCTTGCCACCAGCTTCACGCTTCATTGCATTCCACGCAAGGAAGAGAAGATCAGAGATTCCGATCTTCTCCTGCGCTTGCGAGATTGTGCTGCCTGTCTTTTGTTCCCACTTAGCCCACTCTGGCGGTTGTGCAGTGTAAGTGCCGAACTCGCCTGATACGTATTCGATGGTGATTGGTAGTCTCATTTTGTGCTCCCGTTTCTATAGGTTGGATCAGGTAATTGTGATAACTGGTGTTGAAGCGCAGAGCATTGACCATGAGTCAGTCTGTGCATCTGGTGCAGTGCCGCCAGCAGTTGGAGCTACTGGGAAAGCAGTGCCAGCGAATGACGCGCCGGTTGCAGTAAGCAAAGTGAATGCAAGTGCAGTGTTAGGAGCAGAAGTGAACGCAGTCCACATCGCTTCGAATAGTGATCCAGTTGCGCCCCAGTCTGCAAGAAGCTCGATGTTGAGTGTCCACTGATCATCAATGTGCTTATAGGCTTTTCCATCAAGTGTCTGATAAGTCGTAATGACTGGTGCATTGACTAAAGTGACGGCAGTTGTCTGCGCGTCATAATTCACGGTGGCAAGAGTGAAAACTATGTCGCGACCGGTGACTATTGTTGTTGGCATTTCTTTGTCTCCTTAGATTGTCTGTTGTGTGTAGTAAGTGCTGACCGCGAGATCCGCCACTAGTAGATTCGATGCGCCCACCGATTGGATTGTCGGGCGTTGAACGTCTCCGACTTCGTAACCTGCTGGCATCGCTGCCATGATGCTAATAACAAGCTGCTCAAGATTGTCGAGTGCTCCGGCCGTGTTGTTGTAGGCAACGGCCGCAGTGACCACGAAATTGATTTTCACGCGTACCTGCGATTTGCCGATTGTTGTCGTTTCTAAGTAAGGCGAATCGGGAACGATTACGCAAGCTGGAGGAATGACTGCTTCTGGAGGCGATGAATAAACTGATGCAACGACGCCAGAGAGAGCAGTCGCAAGAGTGCCTCTGACGTTTGTTGCGATTGATGTAGGTGTAGGCATCACATAGCCATCGTTGAAACGTCGACGTAATTTCCTAAAAGCCCTATTACACGATTTTGAAGTGACCGACCCATTCGATACGGGCTCGGCTGAAAATCAACGCCTTCAATCTGACCACCTGGAGCGACCACGCTCTGGAATATCTCAACGCTGACGATTGTGACCGCCGTCTCGACTGCGTCGGTGTTCGCGTAAAGCGTGGCCGCGTCTGCCCCAGATAGGTAAGCAACTCCGCCAGGAATTACTGGACGGAAATCAATGTCTGCATTAGTTAGCGCGCATGTGAAATAGAAATATGGAGCCGGATATGCGAAAGGTAAATATGGGAATGGATCATAGTAATTCGATGTGACTGTCTTTGTTCCGTTAAATGTTGATGGAACGCAACCAGTAATCACAACACTTTGGCCAGCGACGAATGTGTTGGGCTTCTGAGTTATGTAATAGGCGACATTGTTTTGAAGATATACGGCGGCGACTGAGTTTTGATTGGCAGTCAATAGCGGCAGAATTACCTGCTCAGCAGAATCGATAATTCCTTCAAGATAAGCATCAGAATAAAGAGAAACAGAGACGCCGAGCACTGTCCTAAGACTGGCGACTGTAATAATTGCTGGCATCTCTGTTCCCTTTCGTGAGCTGCTGGGCTAGATACGGGAGCGCACCTAGCCCATGATTAGTTTGCTTAGGTTAGGTTGAAGCGACGTAGGCCACCTGC